AATGCTCAATATAGAGATGATAAAATTATTGAAGTGAGTCTTCGTTTAGCACGAGGTGGTGCTTACATATTAAGTACAAAAAACGAATATTTGATTCAAAACATTAACAATGTTGTCGATAAAGGAGAATGGGATTACAATATCCAAGACAAGATGAAATTTAGTCCATTTTATTCATTCAAGTGTTATAGTAAAGTTCCACTACTCTACGTGTATCCTCAATACGTAATGGATTATATTATGAAAAAAAACAATTGTATGCCATTTTATGAATACTATTTTGAACCGGCAGGAAAAACAGGTATGGTGGCATTTCAATTTATGCATACAAATTTCGAACACGGAATGAGAACAAAAAAACATCTAGAAACAATGTTTAATTTTGCCCAATATTTATTTATTTTTCTTTTTATTGTTAGTTTAATTTTATTTAGTATCAACAAAGTGGTAGGGGTCGTTATGATTATTTTTGTTGGTATGATATTTAATACAAGAATGTTAAATCCTGTTAGTGTCCAATATCAGCATTGGAAAGCAGCAAAGCAAATGATTATTGGTTGAACAAGTATTATCGTATAATTAGATTCCATGTGACGACGTAGAGGATATATTAATACAATAATCCTCTTCATAATGAAGTATATTTTTCATTTTTTTTATAATCGTCATCGTTAATTTGTACATATTGTCGTTTTTTATATCACGTGTCATGTAATTATCGTTATAATTTCTTTCTAAACGTGGTTTGGATAATAATACTGGGTTACCATCATCATCTCTATATAAAGTTTGGTTTTCTTCTTCGGATATATTCTCTAATATATGGTCTAATAAATTATTAAACTTGTCGCTATATTGTCTATCATGAAATTCGAGAAAGTTCATAAAATCTACATACATATTTTCATGTATGGTTGAAGTTTCTTTACATGATATAACAGTGTTTAGAATATTTATTATTTCAAATACTTTCATTTGTACAATACTACCATATTGTATGCCGTTTTTTAACGTTTCTATCTGATTAATAAGTTTTTCGTGTGAAGATATATTAGATGTAGCTTCATTCTCAGTCTCATTATCATTGAACAATTCTAACATACGTCTAGTACTATTATTGTTTTCACCTGATTTGATTGTAAGATTATCCTCGTTATTCATTTATATTTATATGGTATATTTTTATTATTAATTACATCAATTTTTAAATAATAAAAATAAAATCAAACAAATGAAAGAAACCGAGTGTTCAGTATTCATCTAGACCATATGATGATCTACACAATATTCACAATATGCGTAAAAAAAATTGAAAATTTCTACAACCACCGTTCCCATCTTATCAAAAATCGTCACTACTTCATCCATATTTTTATTATATTATAGCGGTTTATATTTAAATAGGTGTATTAAATAATTTATTCATATTTTCAACCTCCGGTCTATCTTCTACATCTACAAATATCTTTTCAATCAGGCTATCATCTCTAAATCGAATACTATACTCCTTATTCAACTGGTTTCTTCCAATACGCCCAAGTGCTTGAATTGTTTTCTCTTGTGTCATATTGCTCAAGTCTTTGCTAATATACCCATGACAAAACTGATAATTTGTTCCGTAGATATAATCAGATGAAGCAATAATCAAATATAACTTTTGCTGAACAGCCAATTGTTTCATAATCTCTGTATAATTATTATCATGATTATTAGTAAATACACCAATACCCATGAGCAATAATATTTTCCAACTACTTTTTACTTCCATAAGCATAATTTTCTCAACATCACTTGGCTCAATATTACACGAGAATTCGCGCTCTACCAAATCCTTTTGTATCCAATGACGCATATGAGCCAATTTATTCGGAACAAATAATTCATTCAATGCGATGGTCTTTACCAATTTATACAATCCATCTATTTCATTGCGCAAGTTTCTCTGTTCCGGAGTAATCCTCTCCTTTGCCATCTTGTGTTCTTTTTCGACTTCGTCGCCAAGACTATCTTCCAATTGGCGTTCTTTTTGCTTCAATACGTTCAATACTTTGTCATTATGCTCTATAGCAGACATCATATCATTGATTACCTGCTCTGGAATTTTGACACTTTGTAGGATAAACTTGGAAATCTTCTCAACGTCGTCAGCCAAGAATATGGTAGGTCCGTCTGTAAGAGTATGAGCATCTTTTGTAGCTACATGAATATTCGACTCAAATTTCTGAGTTCGTCGTTCTCTGAAATATTGGTATATAGTGGTCCATTGCTCTCTATCAATTCGCTCCAGTAAATCCAAATAGTGAATTTTTATAGTGTTCATTGTCATATTACTCAGATCTTCATATTTGACTGCTATTTTGTATCTATCATCTTCCACTATATTCATCTTGTCCAAATAATGAATAAACATGACAATTTCACTTAAATCGAAATATCGCAACAAAGTCTTGTATTTCTTACAATGAGTGACACTCTCTTGTAGTTTGTCATACTCTTCATACTTTAAATGAGGCATTTCTACTTCATTCTTTGTATTTAATAGAGGAATTGATTTATTGCAATCATGACTGATAATATTATGAACTGCGCTGTTCTCAAATCTAGACGTGAAATCAGCAATCGTTTCTTGTAAATCTTCTTCATGAGGCAAAGTAGCAGAGGAGAGAATAATATTAGGAATAATGTTTTTCTGCCAATTGTCGGAAATGTAAGAATGAAATTCATGTTCTTTGTAATCCATAGTAATAGTGGGTTCATCCCAATACATGATCATATCTTCCTTTTTGTTAAACGCATTCATGTAATACATGGCACATAGGTAGGATTTGATATCGCATATCATGATTTCCACATTGTCACCCACAGTATTATCGACCTTTTTACTTCCATCACGATATTTAATATCCTTGCCTGTCTTATTATGTTTGACATAATCCTTGGCTGCGAAATAATGCAAACGAATATCCGATACATCATTGCATCCAAACGCGAATGCTATTTTTTTCCCCACTGAAATAGCCGACTTTGCCAAAGCTAAACCTACATGTCTAGCAGCGCAAACAAATATAACTCGATGGGATTCGGATAGACCTAATGGACTCAATGTTTTACCTGTACCTGTCGGAGCAATATATAATACCAATTTTGGACTAGGGTTTTTTGCTATCGAGAATAATTGTTTTTGATGTTCATATAGATGAATATCTTTATATGTGACCAAATCTTCGTTCTTTTCTATCAAGTCACTGCTTTGCAGAAACATATCTTCTATAGTTAATTCGACGGAATAATCAGTCAAAACTGCTTCGATAAACTCAACCACTTGTGGAATGACGTTTGTAATTTTTAATTTCATTAAATGATGTAATGTATAGTAGTATTTATTGAATTTTGTAGTATTGTCTTTGTAAAAGTAACGCATAGTTTGTTCTGTTATGTGAAGAAGGTAGAACTCGAATAACTTCTTACCACAGTCTTGGATTGTTTTGCTTAAATTTTCTAGTTTTAATTTTTCTATGGAATTCATTCGATGTATTTTTATCGAATGTTTGCTTTCAAATGGAAATTCGTATTTGTTTTGTAGTTTTTCGATAATTGGTTGAAAATATTCTTTATGGAGATGATTGATAACACTTTCTGTCGGTGTTAATTTCAAATAATTAATAATAGACGTATTTTTGTTATAAATTATATTCACGTCATGATAACCTTTTATAATTAAGTTTAAAATTTCTTTTTCGTCACTGGGAACCGTTATCTCGGTAGTATCCCATTCTGTCTTGGTAAGCTTTTGTTGATTTAGATCCATTGTGATAATGTAATATACTTTATTTTATTAGTGTTTATTTAATTCAATTTTTTATTAAACGAAAATGATGTGTTTATATATTTAGGTGCATATTAATGATAAAATTGATAGTAAAAAAGGATAACGAAAATTATATAAACAATAATCAATACTTTATATAATGAATCATACAATGGCTAGTATTAAAACAACAACTACAAGAATGGATTCTTCATCAGTTCGTCCCATCATATTGAGTATTGATGGCAATATTGGTTCAGGTAAATCTACATTGTACAAAGATTTACAAGAATATTATCATGACAATACCGATATTTGTTTTGTCCCTGAACCTGTGGATGATTGGACTCATATTGTAGATGGCGATAATGTACCCATTTTAACTAACTTGTATAAAAACACAAAAAAATATGCCTTTCGCTTTCAAATGATGGCTTATATTTCGCGTCTTCATTTACTCAGACAAAAGGTAAAGGAAAATAAGTATAGCATAATTATAAGTGAGCGCTCCGTTCAAACAGATAGAAATGTATTTGCAAAGATGTTATTTGATGATGGTATGATCGAGCATGACGAATATCAAATATACAATAAATGGTTTGACGAGTTTTTAGACGATTTGTATTTAGGCGGTATTATATATGTAAAGGCCGAACCTGAAATATGCGCAGAACGTGTAAAAATTAGAGCACGTGAAGGTGAGACAATTCCACTAGAATATTTACAAAAATGTCACAAGTATCATGAAGATTGGTTAGAAACAAATACAGATAAATTAGTCATTGAAGCAAATGTCGATACAAGTGTTAAAGAAAATGCTAGCGTTCGCGAGCAATGGGTTCAGTCTGTAGATGAATGGATCAGTAGTAAATTTCCTTATGTGAATATTAATTATAGTTCAAATAATACCAATAATATAAAACAAGAAACAGTGGATGAGTTACCAATTCTCCAATTTGATGGTGCTTGTAGAGGAAATCCATCTAATGTATTAGGACTAGGGTGTATTATAAAAAATAACAATAGAACAAAAACTCTAGCGAAAGGAAGTTATCATTATCCATGTACAAATGAAAATGGTGGAACAAACAATGAGGCAGAATATCTATCGCTTATTAAAGGGTTGGAACTTGCATTACATTCTGATATAAACGCAATACATGTTGAAGGAGATTCCAGTTTAATTATTAATCAAATGAAAGGAACAAACAAGGTAAATGCGAAAAATTTAATTCCATTACATACGCAGGCAAAAGAATTAGAAAAGAAATTTCATTATATTGATTATAAACATGTAAAACGCGAATTTAACAAAGAAGCGGATGAATTAGCAAATATGGCTCTTGATAACGCAGTTAATAAAGACGTATCGAAATGCGAAGGATGTGTTCCACGATTTGAGGAAAATCAAATGGCGCATATGGGACCTAATGGATGTATTGATTATTGGTGACTAGTTTCTGCATAAAGTAAAACAAATATCATTACTATCAGTCTAAAGAATCGTTTGTCAAATAATAAGTATTTAATTTCGACTGGGGTTTGTATTTCAATATATCCAGTTCTTTTTTTGTGGTTGAAAATAGTTCGCTACTGTAAATATCTTGTAAGCATAACCACTCAAACATTCCGCCAGGATATAAATATACATTTCTAAAGCCTAATTTGACTAGTTGCTCGTATTTATCATATATCGACATATCATTTACATTTGTACCATAAATAACAATGTTTTTATCCTTATTATGTGAAATATAATGATTAACAATTTGTTCTTCTTGGCCACATGATACTGTATTTGGTAATAAACATGATTGATTATTAGGAGATAATGTATTAATTAAAATGTATTGTTCTTTTTTTTTTATCACCTCTTGTATATCTTCAAAATTCAATCGATACATAGTTGATGATTGATTTCCCATATTTTTAAATATCTAATTTACTTACTCATTAAATATTTAAATATTAACTGTATAAAATACTGTAAAATACTACAATTGTATTTTCACTCGTAGTTTAGTCAAATTTCATGACAATTTCCACGGTTTCTTTTTTAATGCTTTTTGAAGCAGAAACAGATAATTCTTCACGCTTTTTACGAGTTTTGTTGTTCTTATCACCCGCTCTATTTTTGGAGGTACTGTTTCTACAATTCATATCTTTCTCAATAGTACTATAGTTTTGCTCGATGTAATCAATCGCACTGTTCTCAATTGCCCATTTAAAAAAATTCAGTTGTCCAATCGTGGTTTGAATGTGCGCACCATCCTTATAAGGCACTGAAATACGGTCCCATCTACAGAACGGATCAAACCGTTTTTTAGAATAAGCTTTTAGTTTCAGTTTGTAATCATTATATACTTTAAATCGCCGGTCTGTGTCTTGAACTTGGTATACAGTATAATATTTCTTTGCGTAATTGGTAGCAAACCAATCAATGATGCGCAATGAAATTCTCGATTCACCGTTAATAACTTGCAACATCCTATCCATATTGTTGTTGTTGTCTGTGTTGTAAAACTCTAATAGATTTGTCAATAATAAATCATTTTGTGTGCTATAATTTTTAGACATTGTGTATTAATATATGAACTATTCATAACTATGTTTAAATACTTTTTAGAATTAGAATAATTACTTACGCAAATTATTGATCATTTGAATTTGAATTATATTTGTATTCACTTGTATTTGAATTTTGAGGTGTTAAAAAGTTTTCTTGAACTTGTAAATCTTCTAAATAGTTCGACGAGAGAAAGGGATTTAAATTGGTTTGTGCTACCATTTCTCTCTCATTCATTCTTTCAAAATTACTTTCTCTCTTTGTACCATTGTTTTGTTCGCTGTTTGTAGAATGTTGCAAATTATCTCTAGGGGCAGAGCTATCAATAAATGTTTGTCCTTCTTGTAAAATCGTTTCCATTACATTATTTCCTATTGATTTATGTTTATCTTCTAATCTACTTTTTTCATAAAATTGGTCTTTAATTGACGGACACCACTTTAAAAAAATGATTTGACTCATATAATTTTTATAATTATTATTAAAACAGTTTTCTAACTATTTTTATTTCTTTTCCATGTTTAAATCTCTCGCTATCCATATTTCCTCGCTTAACATTACATTCTAAGCAACAGACAACCACATTATCATGATTATGTCCCAATGTATTGTTTATTCGATCTAAGGTCCATTGTTTTTTTGAAAGTACATCTTTATACAATATTTCGCAATGATCACGACAGTAGAAACAATTCAACTTACTCTCCATGAGTCTTTCTATAACTTGCTCGAGAGAAATGACTTTATCTTTATCAAATAATGTTTTCTGAACATCTTGTGTTTTATAACCTTTTATTTTTTTCGTAATCTCTCTCTTCGCTAATATTGTATGTTCTACTGATTGTTCTAAATACAAACTGTTTATTAGTTGAATTTGTTTTAAATAAGTAAAATAGGAAACATCGATATTCCAGGAAGTAACGCTTTTGCGTTGAGGATTTTTTATATTGGACATCCCCTCTATATTTCGCTTCCCGGTGATTTCAATCGACTTCATTGAAACACTAAGATATAATTATTTATTTATATTACTTTAAAAATAGTATAAACTTATCTTGTTATATATATATAAGAATGAGTAATGAATGCATTGAGTTGAAAAATATTAAATACAAATCCATGCTTTTAAGCGGCAAATCAGAAGAACCTGAAGAAACTGTTGAAAATATGTCCAATTTGGATCATTTTCTTGCTGGTGAAAAAAAGAACAGTTCGGCCGAAGTATGGACAAAATTGGACAAAACAACTAAAATAATTAAATTCGACGAATTTGTAACCGAATATTGTAATGAGAATAACTACAACAGTCAAGACAAGATAGATTTGAATGTATTTCTAAATACGAATTTGGATAGAAAACGTCTTCTT